TGAGTTTTCTTATCTAACTTTAAACCATTGATTTCCGCAGGTCTTAAAGCTTCAAATACATTTTTCATATAAGCTTCAGCAGCTTGCTCTTGTTGTACTTTTCTAGCTTCTTGTTCAGCAATCTGAGATTGTACAATCTCTTCTTGCATTTGGTCTAACTTAGGTTTATATTGCTTAGCCTTTTTTTCTAAAGCTCCTAAATCTTTAATAGTAGAGATCTCATCTTCAATATCTTCAGAAGATTCTCCTCTTGCTTGTAAATATTGACGAACAATCTGTTCTTGATCACTTTCTTTAGAAGGATCTAATTCACGAACTTGTTCAACTGCTGATAATGCTTGGAACATTCCTTTTAAGTCTGTACCACCATCCATTACATATTTAGCAGCATACTGAAGTTCTTCAGGTAAAGATTCAAAGAACTCTTGTGGAGTTTTAGCAGCAACTTCAGACTTTAAATTGTCCATGTTAGCTTGCCATAACTCATCTATATCTTTTTCTGAGAGTGTACCTAAGTACTCTCCAAGATCTTGTTTACTTTCATCATAGTCATCAAAGGCAAACATTTCCTTTGATTCTATACGTTTTTTAAGAAACTCTACTAAGCCAGACTTTTCTGTCTTAGGTCTTCCACCTTTAGATTTTCCATCCTCATCTTGATCATTGTTAGAATCTTCATCTAAACTGTCAATAAGGTCTTTAGTTTCTTCTTTAGTAACTTTAGGTAAGACATTACCGTCTTTATCCTTATGTTCTTCAGTATCTTCAACTTCTTTATCTAAGAAACTAAGATCTGGTTTTCCTTGGCTAAAGATGTTAGGTTTAAGCTCTGTAGTTTCTCCAGTTGGATTACCACTTGTAGGTGTAACTATACTGTCTGCACCTGGAGCTCCTAACCAACTATCAATGTCAAGGTCTACTTGTTGTACAGATGTCTGTACATTGTTTTGATTATCAGTCATTTTGTTTGGTTTTTATTGTGTATCTCTACATTAAAAATATACAACTTAAATCTTAAAAATTTACACTTTTTAAGAAATTATCATCTAAGGTCTGGATAATAGAGCTATAATTATTTCTTCTTCTTAGCTCCAACATCATATTTGTTCTTATTTTCTTTAGCTATCTGTAATTGTTTATCAGCAATCTCTTTCTGAGTTTGTAACTTCTGACGTTCAATATCTAATTTCTGAGCATTAGTAGCGTTCTTATTTACTTCCTGCTCACGTTTAAAACTCATTGTATCTTGATAACTTTGCTGCTTCTGAATATTAGCTAAAACATCTTGATAGTCAGACACTTGGTTCTTGTCAATATCCATCATAGCACCATAACCTGCTGATCTAATTTCAGCAAGAGTAATATTATTTTGTCTATCAAGGTCAGCTTGTTCAGCTTTAAACTGAAGATCCATTTGTTTCTGACGCTCTTGAGAAGCAAGCATTTCTTCCTGCATTTTCTGTTGAGCCTCTTGTTCTTGTTGCTTAAGAGCATTAGCTTTTTCTTCAGCATTCTTAAGAACACCAGTTAACTCAGCAATAGACTCAGCTTTAATAACGTTTCCTAAATCAAATATAGAAGCTCCAGTTGTATTATTATTAACAGCAATCTGGCGTAATTGCTCCATTACAGATCTTTGATTAGTCTTAGTAGTACAGAATATATTAAAGTCTCTCATTAAAAGATCTGTTCCATTTATCTGGAAATTAATCTTTTCATCATTACCTGTAATATATTGAAGTCTTAAAGACGGCTTTTTAGAATGATAATATTGAGCTAAGTCAGTTCTCATTTGGTGAACTCTTGGCATCAAGTAATCACTATGTTGTATAAAATACTGCTCTGTCTGTGCATAAGAAGCATTCATAGCTTGCTCTACCCCTGTAGCAGTCTGTTGTTGAGCAATCTGTTGACCCATACGTTGTTGGTTCAAACCAATCACTTCAAACGCTTGATTCTTAAAATATGTAGCAAGATTGATACGAGAAAGCAAACGGTTAGTTTGTTCTAAGTTTAATACCTGGTAGTGTTGGAAGTTAAGAGCATTCTCAGTGTTAGTAATAGAAGTATCTAATGGTAACATCTGGAAGTTCTTCATAGCCACGTAGGCTTTAGATAAGTTATTCTTACCCCAATCTTCTCCCATAGAGTGACGTGGTAAAGAATTCTGATCTAGCATGATCACTGTACCTAATTCATCTACAAGGATGTCAGCTATTTGGTTATTTACAATATTATAACCAATCTGATAAGGCTTCATAAGATCCACTAAAGAAATACTACGAGTGTTTCTATCACCAAATACAGCTCCTTCTACAGGAAGTTTACATCCATATAATGTACTATCACCTTTAAATTGGAAAGGAACCTTACCTGGCTTACCACCATTAAGACCTAAATATATTGGGTTAATACCTCCTGGATTATTCATACCCCAGAATGCAGGACGGTTAGGTCCAATCTTAATACCACCCCAAGTTTCGTTAATCCAAATCCAGTCAATATGTTCTCCAAAAATTAAGTTATCCTTAGATTTTTGTTTATATACAACAGTGTTATATTGAGGTTTATCAGTAACCTTATATTCCTCAGATATAATATCTTGAATAATTTCTCCTTCTTCTGTAATCTTAGTTAAGTGTCCCACCTTACGTTGAGACTTCCAATAGATTGTAGATACACGCAATAAATGAGTTTTACCAAAGTCAATAGTATCTTCTGAATCAGATAAGATCCACTCAACTATATCTCCTGTACCAAATTTACTATCATAAATAGATGCAAATTGTCTATATCCAAGACTTGGCATCTGAGTATTCCAATCATGAGATCTGGTAGGATCATAGTAACTACCATCATTTTGCATACCTTGGATAGCATAACCCGCAGATCTTACAGGATAGATAGCTTCTAGAGCTTCTAACTGCTCTTGATTCATCATCCAACCAAACTTGTCAATAACGTCTGATACAGACATCATATCCATTTTACCTACCCAGTTACCCTGAGAAATGTAACGTACATCTGGAGACTTATGATAGAATGTCAAAAGTGGGTTCCATAACTCCACCTCATAATCATCTTCATTCATCTTAAAATGCCAGAATTCTCTATCTGTAATAAGCATGTCTCTAAATGCACGCTCTTCTAATTCTTGTAATCCAAACTTTTCAGTGTCTACCTTCATTTGATGGGTAGCCCACTCTTCAATCATAGATCTGTAGTCTTTCTTAAAATAATCTTCAATTTCAGGAAGACTTCTAAGACTATCAGGAGATAGCATTTGTTGAGCTTCTTCTGATTCAGGGTCCATTCCTTGATTAACAAGGTTCATAAACATCTTCTGCTGAGCTTGTTGTAATAGAACATCTTCTACCATTTGACGCTTTTCCTCTAACATTTCATTATAAGAAATATCGTCAATAGCTCTAAACATAATCTTAGAAGTACGTTTACTAAATTCATTAGTAAGTACATTGATTACATTAGGAATGATAGGGTAAAACTTAAGTTCTAAAGCAGATTCGTCTTGTTTAGTCAAAGTATCTATAAGATCAGCCACTTCATTATCTTCTTCTATGATATAGTCTTGTTTATCTATAATCCCTTTTGCAAGATTATAGTTCTTCATAAGTCTACGAGCATTACGTCTAAGTTGTTTCATACCCTGAAACTCTAGCCAATCTAGGTTCCAAGCTCTCCATTCATCATCTTTTTCTTTTTCAGGTAAAAACTGAATAGGCTGGGTAAGAGTACCCATCTTATTATAATCAGCTTTTTTACCCGCTTTTAGGTCTAGAGCATTATATACTTGCATGATTCTTAATTAGTTGTATAGGTATAAAAAACAACACCGCCAGTAGTTGTACTGTAGTAATTGTTTATAGAATTAGAAAATAAATTCATATTATCTCATATTTTTAAAAGGATTTCTAGGAGGTTGACTATTTCCTGACCCTCTTTTAGAACCACCCATATGTCTAAAGGGGCTCCAATTTAATTTACTAAATTTTTGGGAGTTATCCAAGTTTTCTTTGCTAACTTCTACACGTTTAACCAGTCCTCTATTAGATTGTTGAACCTTTGCAAAGGCTATCAAAGCTGAAAAAGCTACAAGTCTATCCACGTTGACACCATCTTGATAAGCTTGCATCTCTTTTAAAAGCATTGGATCAGGAATTCTTTCTACGCCATATATAGTTTTTACGATAGTTCCATCAGGAGTTGTCTCATGATCAAGCTCTTCTTTTAAAAATTCAATAGCATAAGATAAGACAGTTCCTTTAAATAACGTACCAACGTTCTTCCAACCGTATTCTTGGAATACATTGCGGTTAGCTCCTATATCTTTTAAGAATAAGATCATGTCTTTAGGAACTAAATATCTTTGTTTTTTCTTACTAATCATGTATTGTATAAACAAAGCTACGTTATTCTCCACAATAGTCCAAGCATTATACCATTCTATAAGAAGTTCTAATCTTTCATGTGTTTTGTTAATATCATCAAAACGTCCACACCAACTAGCTACTATCTTATCTCTTTCTATTGTGTTAGTCACTTTACCATTTCCATCATCTTTTATAACCTCTACAGGATTCTTATAAATATAAATGGCACATAATGAATCTGATGTAGTAGTCTTACCCTCACCTACAGGGTCAACAGAGCCATAATACATACCAAAGGTAGGATCTTTTACAGGTCTTTCATAGATACACAAGACTCCCTCTTTATCTTCTGTTCTTTTAGATATAGGCCATTCTGTAATAGGAATCTTTCTAGAAGGTTTATCTATAATTTTACCTTCACTATCTCTAGATAATTCAAGATATTCTACAGGATATTCTTTATCCTGAATACGTTGTTGCTGCTTGGCAATTAAGTGAGGAGCAAATATAGAAAGTTTTCTAGTAGCAAACGCTTCTTCTATAGTACGAGGATGCTGAGATACTTCAAGTTGATATGCTGCCGGTTCAAGATCTTTCTTTAACTGAATAAACTCTTTTTCTAAAGCTTCTAATGCTTCTTCTACAAGAGAGTTACCATACTGATCTATATATGGAGGCATTGACCATTGTTCAGGAATAAACAATCCTGTTATTCCAATTGTACCATTCTTATCTATAAGATCAGACTTAACTCCATAGAATCCATTTTCTTCTGGTTTTTCTATATAAAGTTTTAAAGGTTCACACTGATCAAGATCACCGACTGATCCTGCAGCAATAAACTGACCTGTAATCATATGACCAGACTTTAATGCTGGTTTCATGAATCCATATGTATCATGCATACTTGGAGCAATACCTGCTTCCTCGTGAAAGAAATAAGTTACAGGACCACCGACACCATTTGTAGGATTCTTTTCAAATGAATAGGAGTTAATACTAGATTTTAATCCTCTATAGGTATCTCTACCTGCTATTCTCACTTTAATTTGCTGGTTCCATGCTCCAACTTTATCTGGCTCAGCCGGTCTGTACCATGCTGTATGCTGATTAATAAAGTTTTTATATTCTTCTAAAAACTTCCAAGAACCTTTTTCATTAATATAATCTTTAAGACTAGCACCTATTTTTAGTACAGCACCTGCTTCAAATACCCATTGGTTAATTAACTTAGCCATGTGAAAGTATGAAGAAGCTATCTGACGTTTCTTTAAAATAATAGCATGCTTCCAATGTAATTCTGCAAGATGTTCATAAAGAGCCATGTGATACTGAGCATCTCTTATCTTAGCAAAGTCAAAACGTTTTTCTTCCTTATCATAAATAGGAAGAAAGTTTAACCACATATAATAGTCTCTAGACACATACCATGTCTTTTCTCCATTATATACTATAATACCATTACGGCATTTAGCTTTTTGATCGTCCCAGTATTTAATAAAGTCTTTAGTCTTTACAGGAGCTGCACAATAATAACCTTGTTTCTGAAACTTACGTCCTTCAGCATTAAATATTGTACTCACCTCATCAAACTCATATTGACCAGGTTCCTTAAATAAAGGAATAAGAAAATCTCGGAATTCTTCACGTGAGTAAAACACGGTAGTATCCCAAGACCCATCTTTATAAGTGGGTACTTCTTTATATATTGTATGGTTATTATCTAATTTCTCCACGTGTAAGATCTTCTATCATTCCTGTATCACCTTTTGTACGGTGAAGCATGTCTAATAGTGTGTTTAAATGTTTGCTTCTTAATACAGCATGATGCTGACTATTACTCCAATACTCATTACAAACGTTTCTTGGAATAGCATTCCATAACTGATTGTAAGGGTTAAAATGAAATACCCAATCATTCATGTAATCTGATTCTGGTCTTAACTCTTCACCAATAGCGGCAAACTCTTTGATTTCTAAATCTGTGTAAACTTCTGTTTTCATAATTTTTAATTAAGCTGTAGGGGAAGGATTTGAACCTCCAATGTTGGATATTCAATACATTAAGCTTGTTTTATCTAGTTAACGATGGATATACCCAACACATCCGAGACAAGGATGCGTGTCTGCCAGTTTCACCACCCTACATTATTGATCATATGCTAAATCTTGTCCTCCTCTTACAGAAGACTGTTGTTCATCCATCAAATCTTTATATACTCCTTTATAAGATTGTCTTACAGAATCAAATCTCTCTGCTATTCTAAGAATACCTACAGCTGATCCATCTCTACCAAATGTAGGAGTTTCTGTGGCTAATACCTTTCCTAGATTATCCAAAGCTGTCTTAATTCCATAATATGCTCTAGATGTTTCTGTCTCATACATTTGCTTACATCTCTGTAATGCATACACTATAGCATCATCTTCAGGAGAAAAGTCTCCATCCACCTCTTCTAATATAACTTCTTCCTTTTCACTCTCTGGAAAATGAAAGAATGGATTTATATCTGGGTTAGGACAAGTCATATAAAATAAGTAAGTGTAAACCTTTAAATATTCTAAAGGATACTCAGTCATTATATTCTTAAGAAACTTAAGTGTGTAGCAATGCTCACTTGCAGTTACTTGTCCGTTCTGTATATCAAATAGTCTTATCATTTTAATTTATTTTTATACAACTCAAAATCATCATCAAAACTTTCATAAGAAACTAATATTTCTTCATTCGGATGAATGTCTCTTGAGGCTATCATCTTATCTTCATCTAACCCAATAGAATTTGGATTATCACTATGATTTTGAAAGTTTGAGT